GGCGACAACGTCCAAGCAAGGTCTTCGGTGGCGTCATATTTAGCTACGCCAATCATTTCTGGACCGCCCAACGCGGTTACTTCCCAATACCACTTGCCGCTTGTTGGAATTGCAAAAGTCCCGTAAGCATTACCGGCAGCAGTAGTCTCCGTAACAGCCTTTAAGTTGCCCTCAGAAAGGGTGAGCGACGAATTAGTTTTTGCAAGCGGATTTAACGTACACCAGTTCGTCGTCGGCGTATCGCTCATCACGTCCGTAAAACCGCCGGAGGTGGTGAAGCCAGTAGCGGTAAAGTTATTACCGTTGCCGCTGTGGTCGTGACCGATGCCGTTAGTGGCAGTCGGGTCAAACTTTAGATACCAGCCTTCGTCTCCATAAGTGACTCCGGTAACTTCAATTGGGCGCCAAACTCCCGATTCGTCATATTCTCCAAACTTGGTTGCATCGTAAATAGTCCCACCAATCAGGTGCGCTTCTGCCATATAGCCCTCAAAGTCATACCCAGCTCCCGCTACATCGGTGCCAATCCGCAGAGTCGTGGAGCTTCCGCTGTATCCTCCAACCCAGAGGGGGTAGTTCTGGTAGGCAGTAGAGCTAGTCTGAACTCCAACACTCACTCCATTGAGAAAAGTCTCAACTTCGTGACCAGTGGAGGTTGAGGTGATGTTGACGCAGTAGTGATACCAGGCTGCAGGATCACGCAACTTGCCAGTCGATCCCGTTGCAGTGCCGGTTCCGATGTAGCGGTAATTGATCGTATCGTCATAATCCAGCCACGCCACACTGCGATCAGTGCTGGTGCGATGACCTTCAATTAGCTGTGGGTAGTTGTCCGCGTTCGTGGCTTTCTTAAACCAGACTGAATAGGTGACGTACCTATCTTGAGTAGATGTGTCCAGTGGAACAGTCCGTTGGAGATAAGTGCCCCCGCCAAACCGCAAGCTCTGCTCGATCTGGTACGACTCCGCAGCTGCAGCAGCAAGCAGAAGATTGGCGCTTCCGGGAATGCCCATTGATCAGCTGAAGTTGGAGAGCAGTTGTGCGTGAATGCTAGTCGTAGACCTAACGACATACACCAGCAAATCAACAGCTGATGCAGTGGTCGTCAGGGTCGGTGCCGTACCAGAAGGAAAATCCCAGTAACTTCCAAAACTTGCTGTACGGCTGCCGGTCGAGTCCTGCACAAGGAAGATTGCACCAGACTGTCCTGCAGTCAAGTTGCTTGGGTTGGCCAGCGTAATGTTGTGGCCAAGCGTCAAAGTAAAGTTGTTTGATGCGGCAAAATCAGGCGTCACCGTGGTGGCACTGGTCAGCGTTGTAATGCTGCCGCGTTGTGCCTTTGTGTAGGTCTGAGCTACAGCAAGACCAGCCAAGGTGGTCGTTGCATCCGGCAACGTTGCGGTTCGGTCAGCCGTTGGATCGGTAACCGCCAGCGTGGTTTCAAACCCGTCAGCAGTTGCACCTTCAAAAACAAGCGATCCGGCGGTGCCAATCTCCAACGCACCAGTGACCGTTCCACCCGCCAACGCCAGGTAAGTGCTGGCTGCTGTAGTCGTGCTGAGCAGACCAAGGTTGGCACTCGCCAACGTTCCAACAGTCACCCAAGCACTGTCCGCTGCGTTACGGATCTTCAGCAGTCCGGTGTTGGTATCAGCCCACCACTGGTACGCATAAGTCGTGGACGGTTCGGTACTGCTGCTGTTATTGCTTACAACCGCCGCAAGGGCATTATTCAAATCAGAACGGAAACTGGCTCCGTCCTGATTGGCTAGCACATAATCGTGAGTTGCCACAGTCGCTTACGCCAGTCTTTTTGTCACTTTAGCTCCCCTTGCCGTACCCCACAGCACTCCAGTTGAAATTACGACTGATGCCTGTATCCGACGAGTCGTAGAAGTTGACGCTGAATCCAGTAGCCGACACGCTGCTCACCGTGAAATAGTCACCGCTTTGCATGTTCTGGGCTGTAATCCCAATGCTGGGCAGCTTGCTGTTTGAACCCAACAAACTTGCCGTTCCAGTGAAAAACTGGTTGGCGAACGTAATCGCTTTCGTTCCAGTACCACTGCTGACTGCTTCCTCGCTGGATTCAGTCCGCCGCTCCAGTTCAGCGATGTAGCCCAGCTCGTCCACCAAGATGTTTTGGCCGGTGTCGGTGCTGGTCAGTTCAGTCTTGAATTGGAACGCCCGCGCCTTGAAGGTGCCGTTGACGAACTCGCCCCAGTCACCCCAAGTGGGAGAACCGCTTGGATCGTCATCCGTCTTTCGCAGGTAAAGCTTGGCATTCACCTTGTCAGCAACGTCACCGTCAAACTTGCCCCAGGTGTCGATGTTCGCTGTTTTGTCGTCGATCAGATCGTCGGGGTAGAAGCCACGAGTCACAAACTGACGCTTGAGATCAAGCGAAAAAACGTTTTCGAGATCCAGCGTGCTGGCAAAGGCGTACTCACCACTCGACTCGGTATCGCCAAGCGAATCAAGCTTGCCCCACAGGTCGATGTTGTCCGTCTTGTCGTCAATCCGCTCTGTGCTTTGCAGCGTCAAAGCGTCATACTCATCGCTGTAGAACGTGTTGGTGTCAGTCCCCTGGAACGGAGGCGAATCCTGATCCTCTCGCCGTGATTGCAACAGCAGCTTGTTGCGCGTTTCCGGCAACAAAATGATCAAACTGGTTTCGTTGGCACTAAGCCTGCCACCGTCATCGGCAAACTTGACCAGCACCTCTCCGTCAACCAGCGGGATCTTGGCGCTAGTTGACGAACCAGCAATGCCATTGATCAAGTCAACGCTGTTGCTCCAAGTGCCGCTGCCGTCAGTTTTGCCAGAGTGACGGATATAAACCTTGCCGCCGTGAATCACGTCAAGGTCAGTTGATTCCGTCCAGCTCAGCGTTCCTTCTTTGTCACTGGTTGCCTCAAACGTCAAACCTTGTACGTCTGCAGGAACAGCGGTTTTGCCGATCGCGTTAAAACTCAAGCTGGCAAAATCACTCGACTGTCGTCCCAGTGAGTTAATCGTGTAGATCTCGATCGTGTAAGTTGCCGCCCTGGTATCAAGGATCTCTGCGTCCGTTTTAGTAACAGTCAGGCTCTCCCAGTTATCGTTGTCAGCCCGATAACGAACTTTGTACTGAGGTGCGCCTTTAACTGCCGACCAGCTGACAACAATTTTGACCCTGGCTTTGTCGTTGGAAGCGTAAAACTTCTCAGACGCCTGAGGGCTTTCTGGCGCAGCCGGAATGGAGTTGAGGTTAGTAATGCTGCGCGAAGCAAGCTCATAGCCACGCTCCACGTGGTCATACTTGCTTGCGTTGTAGCTCAATGCAGTTATTGCATAAAGATGGCTCTCCTTCTCTTCAACGGTCAGCACTCGGAACTGCTGCGTCTCAACAGCGTCGGTTTGAATTACCCAAACACTGTTGGCTTGCGGTTGCGTTGACCAGTTCTCATCAACAGTGATCAGCGTGCCAGTTCGACTGATAATGTTTTTTGTCTCAAGCGAACCGTCAGGCAACATCACCGAAAGCGTTGCGTTATCGCTGGGCAGTCCGGTTTCATCGTCAACGTTGATCGTGTTTGCTCCAGAAGCAGTAATCCGTCCGCCAAGACGGCTGCCAGCACGTACAGGATCTTGTACGTCGATAACTGCGCCTGGTCGCACCAGTACGCCAGCTTCAATCGACGCCGTGAAGCTCACGACATCAGTTTCGTGCTGCTCTGAATAAAGGATCCACTGACCCAAACGGTTTGCTTGACCGCGTGAGGTGCAAGCAAACGCCTTGATCTGCGTTGCGACCCAGCCATACTTCGCAATCGCATCGCGGTCTTCAACAATTTCGTAGTTTTGCTCCCTGGTTTCCAAGTCCAGGTAGCTGACAACAGCGACCGTATGACGAGTTTTTAGGTCAGAACCGGCATAGCTAAACCCAGGCTCTAACACATTGGAGCGGTTAAACAAATACGTTGCGTCAGTTGGCTTGTCCTGTGTAAGCGTCAACGCGCCAGTAGACCAGTACGGCTGACAACGCATCACCGAGCACAAGTCGTTGACCAGCTTGTATGCCTCGTACTGGTTTTGAATCAATGCGTTGCAACTAAACCTGGCTTCCTGTCCGCCAAGTCCGTCATCGACTAAGGCGTTTGCGTACTGGGACGCTGAGTAAAACGCAAACTTGTCGAGCTGAGCTTCGGCAACGTGATCGCCAAAGCCATACCGCTTGTTTATGAGCAGGTCGTACAGAATCCAAGCAGGGCAAGTCGTCCACTGAGCAGCGCCAAACGTTCCGGTCCAAGTGCCGCTATACGTGATCCGGCCAGTTGCTGCGTCAACAGTGGCGTTGTTCGGAATCTTGACCTTGATGCCACGGATCCGATAAGAACGAGCAGGAATGCTGTTGAACTGCTCTGCCTGAAAACGCAGGCCGACCAAAGCACTGTTTGGATACCTAAGCTTCTGATAAATCAGCTCGGTATACGCCGAAAAAACAGTTGGATTGACGTTGGTGTCACTGCTGTCCGCGCTGGTGCGCACCACACGCAAATCCACCGGAAAGGCGCCGTCAATATCGACGACATAATCCCGTTCGTACTTATCAGCTGTGCGACCGCTGATCGTGTCTTCCTTGACGGTTGTGTAGCCACCGCCGTTGTACTGAAGCTGGATCTGAATAGTGACGCTTGTGCCAAGCACGTCACCCTCATTCGTCCCCCGCTCCAGTCGCGGAATCGCAATAGCGACTCGCACAGCATCGACGTTGGTGTCGGTGATCTGGCGAGTTACTGGAATACCGTTTTTAACCTCGGTATTGACGCTGACAATATCCTCTGTGGCCTCAAAACGCTTGATGTACGTCTGAGCGTTGGTGCCGTACCGCGCATCAACACTGACACCCTTGAAGTTGTAATCCGAATCCGACAGGTCGGTAACATCCGCTCCAGAACGCAGAACGGGTGTATCCGTTAAATAAACATCCTTGAGCAAAGCCAAGTTGTAGTTGGCGCTGCCACGGGTGTAATCACGAGCAGAGGGGAACCCCTCAATCTCGCCTTCGCTCAACATGTCCAAAATGTTGCCGAAGGCAGTTGACGCCAAATTGTCCGCTGTGCGGATCGGCGTCCGAATAGCAGGTGGTGCTGCTTGTTGAACAACAACCGTTTGCTGGACTACTGGTTGGCTGCCACCACCGCCGCCACCACCAGCACCGACAATCTGCTTACGGTCTTTCTTGGCCATGATCAGATCGTGTCAACGTCGATGCCAGCCGAAATCACCACCGATCCAACAATCGTTTCCCCGTAAACCACAGGGACAGGAGTGCCTTGACGGCTGGTGTTCTGGATCCCACTAAAGCTATAGGACTCTTGCGGGTCCAGCTCAGTTGCCTGCGTTGATGTATTCCGGCTTCGAGCGTTGCCAACTGAAGCCGGACCAAAACTGCCGATCTGTGGTGTTGGCGTAAGCAGCTGTGAAACGCCACCAAGGATCAATGCCGTACCAATCGAGCCGATTGCAACTGACGCCGCTGCACCAAGTACAAAACCTGACTGCACTGCAAAGCCTGCCGCCAATGGACCAGTCGCTGCCGTTCCAGTAAGGCCAGCACCTAAACCAAGGAAGCCGCTACCTGCACCTGCAGTCGCAATTGCAAACGCAACCAGCGCCACGCCTGCCAAAATCTTTCCCGTGCCGCCACCTGCACCGCCAAGCACCGGCACAATCTTCACCGTTTGGCTGGCAGGAAAATGAATCTGATCTAATTCAGATTCGTAGTTATCGACAATCACCTTGTAGTGCTGGTCAGCCATGTGCCGCTCCAGACCAGGAAAGTTGGCAAGCAACATCCTGATCCCCTCTGCTGCGCTATTGACTTCCGCTAAAAACCGCCGCTGTCCGACAAACTTCGCTAACGCTCCGTACAGCTTGATTTCACGCATCGTACCGAAGCACCTTCCCCGTACATTTTAAGAGCCACTCGCCCAATAAATCTCTGCTGCTCAAGCGACCCCTCAGATGATGCAGCACCATCTGGTCCCCGATATACACCCCCACATGGTTCAGCTTGTTTGAATCAATCGCCATCAACAACGCATCACCCTTCTGCATCTCCTCGATCTTCACCTCCTTAAACCCAATCCCCTCCCAGCAGTCGTCAAACATCGGCTGCTCGTTGAACTCCTCAGGCGTTGTTGGCCTGTCCCAGTCCCTCAGCTCGATCCCTTGCTCTGCGTACCAGTCACGCACCAACGTCCAGCAATCGGTCACGCCCCAGACCCATGAGCGCCCAATCAGTGGCGCTTTATACCCCTCAGGACGGCACTCACCCCACGTCTCCAGCTTTGGATTGACGATGTACCAAGGCAGCTCAGACTTCTCACACGCAATTCGATCCGCTTCACTAGGGATCGGCGGGGTTACAGGATGACTATGGATGACTGCTACGACTTCACCCTTGTCTTCAGCGGCAGCGTAATCGACTGGATCGAGTATGAAAAACTCGTTTCCCTCAGCCAAGTTTTTACATGGCCAATACCTCTCCCGTCCCTTAGCGACGATGAGCAAGCCACATGACTCACGCGGATCTTCCGCCTTTGCGTGTTCAAGTGCTTTCGCTCTAGCCGCTGCCTTCATCCGTTAAACGCACCAATGCCGGGGAATGCTCCAAAGGGTAGTTCGGCGCTGGTTCCAAATCTTGCCTGACAGCTACTTAGCTTTTTGCCACATACGTCGTCAGCTGAATCAGTGACAGCCTTGTCGTTCTCGTCAAAATAACTGCTGCCGCTGTACCCACACTCCGAACCCTTGTAAATCCAAGGGCAAAGGTTGGCACTGCATTGACGCTTTGGAGCGCGAACGCCAGCCAAGTCAAACGACGCAGCTAGCTCAAACTCAACAAGGTTCCTGTCCTCAGAAACCTTTCGGGCAACGTAGTAAATCTCGTCAGGGAACTTGCTGGTGGTGTCTGCCGTCCCAAATGGATTACTGCTTTCGTCGGGGAAGTTTGCGTCGTCCAAATAGCGCAGCAATGTGCGGATCCTGGTGAGCTTTGCTCCAGTCAAGTCGTTACCAGCCGTAGTCGTATTTACGTCCAGCAAAATCGCTGTGATACTGCCAAGTAAGTTGGCGACACGAATCCTTGGTCTAGGTAGCGATCCACTTTCTGCCCTGTATTCAAATCCCTCAGCCTCAATCGGCAAAGCGCTATACGTGTTGCCGTCCCAAATAACGTTGCCGTTGCTGTTATACGGGCTAGTCCCTGCGTGGAAACGATAGGTAAAGTCAGCGCCGTGAATTGCTGCGCTGATCTCCAGCTCAAACAGCTCAATAATGCTGCTTGGATTGATCTTCTGTAGCTCGGAAACAGGTACAGCCATTAGGGCTCAAATACTTGCTGGAACGTAGCGTTGATCGTTGCCCTGCCTACATACGGGATAGTCTTGCTCCATTCAGGGCAGACCCACTTGTAGGTAGCGGTTTCGTCCAGTGGGGACCAGTCAAAGCTGGCAGCATCAGCAGCGCGTGCATCCAAAAAGGTTTCGATCGTGTCTGCATCAGCTTCGGATACGTTCCAGGTCAGATTCCACGTCTTGGGATTCATGTGGTCTGGAATCCCGTAGGTCAGGCGAGCTTGGTAGCCGTCGCCAAACTGCACAGCCCTGATTTTGGGACGGCTCGTTTTTTGTGCGCCGTAGGTGGGCGTGATTGAAGGGAAAGTAGCCATTACGCGAGCAATCCTCCAGGACGCTGTTGCTTGATCAGTTCTTGACGGATGGCGATGCCAATCGCTTCGCCAAGCTGCTTCTGCTGGTTGCTGTCACCCTCAGCACTGCTGCCGGATGCATCCACATTAACCACGATGTTGCCAACTCCTCCACCCAAAGCGTTGTTGGGAACAATCGTTCCACTTGCCTTGGGCATAAACAGTTCAGGCCCTTGTTCGCCAACCATGTAGGAGCGACCGGAGCTAACAGGACCGCCTTTTGCCTTGCCTCCACTGAACGTTCCGGCAAGCATTGAGAAGAATCCAACGCCGTCGCTGCCGCCAAGAGCGTTAATGCCAAACCGCACCAGTGCATTGGCAAGCGTGTTAAGCGTGTTGCGCAGAGCGTCGTTCCAGTTGTTGGTGCCTGTAATCAGGGTTTGGAATAAGTTGGTAAATTGCTGGCCAGCAGTATTGACCAAGTTGTTGATGTTTTGCTGAATAAACTCTTCCTCTTTACGGGCCTCTGTAGCAGCGCGTATATCAGCAATTTTGCCTTGAATCTCTTTCCGCTCTTGCTCCGTCAGCGTTATGTTTCGACCCAGCAAATCAAGCTCAATTTGCCTGAGCTGAAGCGCGTCCTTTTCGCTATCGCTAACTGCATTTATTTTTTCCAGTTGCATATCAAGACCGTTCAACGTGCTTTGAACAGCTTCTGTCTCTGCTTGAATCCGATCTGATTTGCCCTGATCAAGCTTTGCCAGTTCAGTCCGTGTAGCCAAGTTGTTTTCATCAACTTTTGCCGCCAGCTCGCCTGCATCCTTGATCCGAACGCGCAACTCCTCTTCTTTGGCCATGCCCTGAAGAAGAACCTTGGAGCGCTGCAGCGCCTCTACATCCTCAACACGACCCTGGCGCTTGGCGTCCGCAATTTGCGTATCCAACGTCAGCATTGTGCTGGTAAGGCCATTCCTGATCCTGAGCAGAGCAACTTCTTTTGTGACGCGCTCTCCTTCTTTCGCTCCTTTTTTCGCGGCCTTGCTCAAAGCAGCTGCTCTGTCATTTGCCAGTTGAACCCGCTCACGTTCGTCGCGAAGGGCAAGCTTCTCAAACTCTGCGTTTCGAGCAGCATCAGTCAAATCTTTCTGACTTACTTGTTCAATCCGCAATGCGTGCTCTTTGATTTGCAGCTGTTGACGAGCTTTAAATACAGCATCGTCCGCCAAATCACTGCCTGCCTTAGCTAAGGCAACACTGGCTTTATCAACCTCAAGTTGACGCTTAAGTATCGTCATGTCCTTAGCACTGCCACCACCGGCTTCGATTGTTCGTTGCGTCCGAATAAGAGCTTCAATAGCTGATTGCTGCTTGCCAATATCAACGCCGCCCTTTCCAACGCGAGCCTGCTCTAAACGTTGAAGGTTGCCTGCTTGGGCAGGATCGGTAGATGCAAGTGCCCGCTGCAGCACTCCACCCCTTTCAAGGTTGCTAGTGAATTGCAGGAAGCCAGGAATAGAGTTGATCAACCTGGCGACACCTGCCGCCATACGCGACATGGCGCGGTCAAAGGCATTTGACAGGTTTTGAGTCGCCTCTCCAAACTCCTCAAGTGCATCAATACCTTCGTCGCCAACAACAGCAGCAAGCGCTTTTTGTGCCTCCTCTGCTGCTTTGGCTTTGCCAGCAGTGCTTTCAAGCTCTTTAAGATATTTCTCAAGCGCCGTGCCAGAAATGCCTGCCGCTGTAGTCACAGCGTCTAAGTCGAGCGTTAGCGGATTGAGCGCCTGACCAAGCTTGGCGACATTGGCGACAACAGTATCAATCTGCTGGCCAATAGCGCTAAAAATGATCTGGCCACCAAACCCTTGACTGCCAAGGACGGAGCCCAGCGCACCACCGGCAACAGACCCCACGCCACCGCCAAATAGCAACGGGAAGCCAACGCCAAGAGCAAGGCTTTCGGCGCGTTGTGCCGCCTTGCGCTCCAGTCCCTCTACATACTTAGCAGCCTGTTCGGCAAGCTTGATCTCGCGGAAATACCGCTCACGTCTGTGCTTGGTGCGCAGGCTGTTGAGTTCTTTCTGGAGGCTGGTCGATATTTGATTGACCTTTTTCTCCCACTCAATTCGCTGTTTGGCGCCTTCAGCAAATGCTTTGTTTTGAGCGTCAACCTGTCTAGCCGCTTCGACGTTTGCAGCAAAACCGGCGGTTGCAGGACCAGCGCCGCCGGGGCCGTACATCGTGGTGCCAGCCATGCGCCGCTGGCGGGCCATCTCCAGCACAGCGTTAGCACGTTTGTCAGCAAGGATGTCTTGAGCGCGTCCAAGCTCGTAGTTGGCTTTGATTGCCTCCTGTGTGCGACGGGTTTCTTCTTCAAGGGCCTTTCGGCGCTTGTCGATTGCGTCCGCAAGATTTTTCTTTGCTTCTTCCGACCGCGCTTGCTCAAGGCGGCGCGTTGCCTCGGCTGTTTCCCTGGCAGCTTTAGCCTCTTTTTCTAAGAACTCCGTGCGTTTTTTGATGGTCGCCATCGTCTTGATGGCCTTAGCTTCCTGAAGCTCGGTCTGGGTAATGCCTTTTGCTTGGCGTACCAAGTCGTTGATGGCACGCTGCTCAATCGCTTGCCGCTTGGTTACAGCAACAAGCTGTTCAGCAGATATGCGGGCTTCTTCTGTGTTTGAGCGGTATTCACCAACTTGGCGTTTTGCGTCTTCGAGTTGTGCGTTTAGTTGATTAAGCGTCGAATCCTTAATTAGGGACTCAAAAGACCCGGCTGTCGCCTTAATTTCTTCGTCTAGACGATTAAAACTGCCCGCAAGTTCCTGAACACGGCGTCCGGCAGCAGGACCAACAGCTTTAGCGGCAGCTGGCGCAAAGGCCATAAAAGCTGCTGTGGCAGCTGCAATGCCGCCAGCAGTTGCCATGCCTGCAGGCCCCATTGCCTGCAAAGCCGATGTAACTGCAGTAACAGGAGCAGTGAGGTCGGCTACACCAGAGCCGAAATCACGGATTGCACCTACTGCACCGCCAAACCGCCCGCTTAATCCCGCAGCCGCATTTGCAACCGCGTTAATACCAGCAACACCAACAATGGTTTTGCCGCCGAAGTCGAACGCTTGGGCAACGTCGCCCAAACGTTTACCTAAACCGCCAAGCTGTTTATCTAAAACGCTAAGAGATTTGCCGTATGCTTTTACATTGCTGGAGGCAAAACCTCCAAAACCTTTAAGAGCTTGACCGAGTCCCTTGAACCTGCGTTCAGCTTGCTCGGTCTTTTTAATAATCCCAGTTATCTGGGCTTCAACGTCAGTTAGACCCTTAGCGGCCTGTTGTGTCTTAGCCCGTACCTGAATATCAACGTTATATTCAGCCACTGGGCTACAGCAGGAGTCTTACGCCCCAGCTTACCTGCTTTGCAAACTGCTGGCGCGAGACTTCATCCTGGCCCGATCTTGGGCTTTTTCCTGCTCTTCGTTGCGTAGCTCAAAAAACGCTGCCCAACCAACTAGCTCCTCCGTAGTCAAATCCCGCGAGAGCTGAGCAACGGTCATGCCCAGCTCTTTTGCCAGAAAGAATATGAAGAGCCAGTCGTTTTCAGCTTTTTAAGGTGGCTTTCGCTGCCTCCACCTTGTTTTCCGCGCCGGAGGTCAGCATCGCCAGCTGAATCTCTTGGAGAATGCTCGCCTCAACGTCACGGCGCAGGGCAGCACGCTCACCGTCTTGGAACAATCGCTTGCCGCTTTCGTCCAGTGCTTTTTCAATCATCAAGCTGAGGGCAAATTCGTTTGCGTCCTCAGAATCAACCTTCTTTTGGATTGATTCGCGCTCGGCAATAGTCAAGGGGTGCCAGTAGATCTCCAGCACCACTTCGCCTTCGCTTTTGACTTCGTGCTTGTAGAGCTGGCTGACTCCGAATTTGTTGCGGAGCAGTTCGGTAGCACGCATAAATGATTTTGTTGGTTACTACAGAATACTACGCCCGTGCAGTGAACTGGCAAGACACAATGCCGATGAAGTGCGAGCGGTCCTCTGTGTTGACTGGGGTGGGACCCACAACGTCCAAAACTCGGGGTGATGCGCTGTAAGTGTCGGTGTATCCGCTCGCGTTGACCGATGTCAGGCCGTCAATTACTGCCTCGCTAAGTGCAGCCAGCACGCCAGTTCCAGCGTTTTTGGGGACGTAGATGTTGCACTGGATCACGCCGGAGTAGTAGTCCTGCGCGGCGCCTTGCGTCTGAAGGGTCGAGCGAGAAAAGTTGACCGACATCTGGATGTACTTCGTGCGTTTGCCGGGGTTGGTAAACGGCACGTTGTCGTAGACCATCACGACATCGCTGTCTGCGCTTGCAACAGCGTCGGTTACGGCTTTCTCAAGTGCAGCCCGAGCGTTGACAAGCGTCATTTCATGTCTCCTGGCGTTTCATAAGAAACATACTTACGATCGCCTCCCAGCAGGTTAAACAGGCTGCCGCCGCTGCCTGTGTTGCCCTGCGTCGTGGCAATGCGTAGGCGAGAACGATCGCGCTTGTCGCTAAAGATCGACTTCACAAGGTCCTTCATCTCGCCCTGCACAAACCCCAAAATTTGGCTTTTAGGCGAGGCCAAAGCGTCTGCGGCGTACTTGGTTGTGTTGCCGATAAAAACGTTCTGGTTGATGGTGAACGTTGGAACCGCATGGCGCGGCTGGATTATTGGGCGTTGACCAGGGGCCAGCTTCACGTAGCCGCTGGGCATTGTGACTGTCTCGATCTTGTCCCAGGGTGAAAAATCTTCCCTTTCGTCCCTGGCACGTGGACGGGTTGTGCTTGCTTTCCAGCTAGAAGCAAAGAAACCAGTCAAAACAGGACTGACTTCCTCCTTAGCTAGCTCCTCAAGCGCCACTTGAACAAGACCATTTAGATCGTCGCTAAGACGATTCATGATGTCCTTCTTCATGTGCTTGATGTCACGCGCCATCAGAACCGCACCAAGACGACGAAGAGAATGCCTTTGTAGGTGGTGATGTCTGTGATTTGAGCGACGCGGTCGCCGTCGGCATACTTGAAGGTGACCTCGTCTTGAAGTGTCGGTTGGTTGTTGCCGATGAGATCGGGTGAGATGTAGATCTTGGCCTGACGCTGTTCGCGTCCCTCTTCCTCTTCGCTGGTGATGAACTCGACCGGGACGTAAAGATCTTCGTAGGGGCGCTCGAACTCGGTCAGTTCGCCAGTGGCTACGTCGTATGTCGTAGTCAGACGGCGGGTGTAGGTGATTTTGCTGTCGAGACCTTTGCCCAGGTCCGACACAACAGCTTTCGCTGCATCCAAAAGCGCAGCCTTAAGTTCCCCTGCCATCTCAGCCCCTCACAACACGTACTTGATAGCTGCCGCTACCTCCAAGGCAATAAGCGCCAAGATAAGACTGCAGCCAAGGATAAATGTCGAAGACGTTATTGACGGTTCCAGTGGCTTGACTGGCTTTGTTGTACTTAATTTCAAGGTCACCAAGCTTTACTTGCTCATACAAGCCAGTATCGCCAGTTGAGTCGGTGATAGCACCCGTGTCGTTAGCTAATGCACGCGCTAGTTCGTAGGTGGCGTATTTAATTTCAGTCGGAATCAGACTGCAGGTCAGCTCCACGTTGTCCACGTGGTAGTTGTTGCGGGGCCACTTAAGGG